CATACCAAATCTTTGCTCACATTCAAATATACCTTCACTATGATGTCTAAACATTCTGTGCTTACTGTGGCCTAACCACGCCTTAGTTTCATCAAACCAGTTATGGATTGCTATGTAATCTAAAGGTGTTCCACCAAACTTACGTGCACTAGACTTTGCATGTTCCCAAGGATGTGCCATTATTCTAAAGTTTTATCAAGTAAACTACCATCATGCTGAAAGTCTTCAGTATGAGTTATATATATTCTGTTGTTAATCTGATATTTTCCAGATGGTACTAGAATAAGAACCTCACCTTCACCTCCATCATTATTCCACCAGTCTTCAATATCATTAAGAAGTTTCTCCAGAACAAAGTTTTCAACTAAGGTACTGAGCTCATGATTTAAGTTAGTTAAATTATTTTCATTACCCCAGATATCTAAAGTGTCAATTTCCATAAATGCATCTACCTCATCCATATCAAGTTCTTCTGTTGTGTAAACAAGACTTTCAATTGCACCAGAGTCTCCACTCCCTGCATACTGTACTTTAATTCCAGTAATACCAATATCAGCCAACTTAAGAAGAAGGCCTGTCATTTCTAATTCATTCATATTATTTTGTTTTGTAAAACCTACCAAGAATATTGGCATTTAAATACTCTTCTCTTTCAAGCACCTCATACTTAAACTGGTGCTTTACCTCTTGATATGTTAGTTCAGTTGCTGAATAACAAATCATTAGGATTTCTCTTTTAATCATAACTCCTGCTTTATGAGCTTCTTTTAGTTGCTGATTGCTACTATAATAGTTCATAAAGTTAGGTTTCTGTTCACGGGTATATTTCTTTAGTCTCTTATCAGTGACCAATGCTAAAGCCTTTTTACCAAGCTTTTTCTTTACATTAGAAAAGAAGTTCTTCTTACCTATATAAGCAACAGACTTACCATCTATAATAGCAGTCATAAGATAAATGAATCCAACAGAACCCTCTGGTATGCAAGACTCATCAAACTCTTTACTTTTATATACCCAACTCATCTTTTAGCGTTTTAATCAAAATAAGTAATTCAATCTTTTCTTTCTCTGTTTCATAATACAGATCTTTAAAGTTATTGTAGTCAACAGTTAAAGCTTCTATTACACGTTGTAAATCATCAATTTCAGAAAGAAGTTTACTCTGTTGCTGCATGCTGTCATACATCATTTGTTGTCTAATATCATCCCTCATTTTTTAAAGCTTTAATTAGTAATGGATGTAACTTTTCTTTGACTTTAATTATGCCATGCATAGCAACTGAATCTGATAGATCTTTCTCCATGTCTAGAATAATATAGTTAAGACCATATCTTTCTTTGTATCTCTCCATAGATTTAATACCCGCAACATCATTGTCAAATATAACACATACATTCTTGTACCTATTAGTAAGTTGATTGATGATTGTTTCAGATATCATGCTGTTTTCACTGTCTGGTGCAATAGCTTCTATGTTCTGATAACCTAGTTTTACAAAGCACATTAAATCTTTTAGAGAGGATGTAATTACTAGATAGTCTTTTTCAAAGCTTAACTGATCAATACCCTGAATATAGTTTTCTACTTTGATAAACTTCTTCTCAGTATTCTTTGGCATATAAATCTTATAAAGACTACCGTCCTTTCTAAAATAACCATACAAATACTTGATGTTACTAGTAAAAGATGATACTGTACTATCTTGCTCTGTCTTCTCCATAGTAAAATGATTAAGAGGAGCTACATTATAATACTCTAGAATCTTAGAACCAAGTTTAAATCTACTCCAGAATTCTTCATCAAGATTAGTCCAGTGTCTTATCTCATAATCAACTACCTTATATTTATCATGATACTGTAGCTCAAGTCTCTGAGCAGGAGTATGGTCTGTTAAATAATTTTGATAGTCAGCTATTATCTTACCTATTGCTGCACCTACACCTTCAAGATTAAATAAATGCATAACAAGATTAATACAATCACCTTGATAGCCAGAGGAGAAGTCTTTAAACTTATATTCAGCTTTACTTGTGTCAAAGTAAATAAACATAGAGGGAACTTTATCTCTAGCATTAAATACAGACAACATCTTTACATCTTGACCAGTAAGTCTTTCTTTGAGATTCAAATAATATTCAAAGATCCATTCTTTAGGAACATCAGAAAATTCTGTAACTAAGTTTTTTGTAGATATCATAACCATAAAATTAGAAAAAGGGGAGCTGTCTCCAACTCCCCCTATAACTATTAGTCTAGGCTGAAGTCAGAAGATGCTCTTGGTGGAACACTAAAATCATCATCATCTCCAAATGAATCAACTGATTTTACCTCTAATTTCTTAAGGTGATCAGCTTCATTATATTGTAGTATTTTACCTCCCTGAGCAGTAATAGCATAACCTTCTTTACTACCTTTAGGAAGCCACAAATCATAGTTTGTATAACCTGATTTACCTTCATATTCTTTACCAGCTACACAAGCCTCAAAGAATCTATCTTTGAAAGGTGCCTCATTGTTAAATGCTTCTACAAACTCTTCAATTGTGTCATGCTTGTTATCCTGTGCAAGGAACCAATCATTCAAGTCTAATGTTTTACACAATGTATGTAAGAATGTAAGGATAGAGTTATCTCTTTCAATTACTCTACCTGTCTTTGTTTTTCCATCTGCAAAAGCATATTGATTTGCTTTTACTCTCCCAATTTGACCACCATAATGACCTTTTGATTCATCATCTTTATCAATCATAAAGCCTTCAAACCCATCAATTGGATCAGTTTCTACATTCAACATTAAGTGTTTTGCACCCTCAATGAATTTAAAATCATCAAGATATACACTGTTAATCTTCAGAGTATAATTACCTGGTGCAATTGTTTTAGGTAGTCCTGAACCACCTTCTTTTCCTAAACCTGTTGTGCTTAAAGCCATCTTTGTTTGTTTTTATTTGTTATTAATCTACGAATACTTTGTTCCAGTAAGTTTTATACTCACCGTTCTCATCAATCTCTGAAATCACTATTTCTTGATTTCTTAAGTGCTCTGGTCTTGCACCACAAGCTACATCATCATTAGTTTTGAAGCTAAGGACATTCTTATCACCTTTTCTGTGGAGATAACCAATAGCATCTGAATTAGAAGTTGTAATTCTCTTCAGCTTACCAGTTAAATCCAAATCCATAGATGAGAATGTACCTCCTGCTTTCTCTAACTGAGTATCTTTTACGTGACCTACAAAGATCACATAAGGAGCCCATGTTAGAATGTAATCAATGACTTTTGTAAATGCTTGTCTAGTCCAGAAATAACCAGCACCTTCAGGTAAACCAAGAATATTTCCATACTTAGCTTTACCACCTGTCTCTGAAGTAAACCAATTTTTACCCATTGGAGACTTGGAGTATAGCATTTCTGCATATGGAATAACTATTTCTTCTAAAGCAGTAATTGTATCTACTGCAATATACTTATACGGATTACCTGCATCCTTGATGGCTTTACCAATTTCTTTGATATCCTCAAATGTTTTGGCATCTACCTTCATTGCGTTAAGATACTTAGTACCTCCTTCTAAGTCAAGTATAAGACAGTTCTCAAGTGTACTTAATAAACTTGTCTTACCAATCTTTGGCTTAGAAAAGATAATCAGATTCTTAGGACTCTTACATTCTGGAGCCACTTTTGTTGTTGGCAATACTATTCCCATGACTATTTAGATTTAATTATTTCATTTAACCATTGCTTCTGACTTACAGGTTTCTGTAAGATGATAGCTGCAAGATCACGTAAAGTAACATTGCTTAATGGCGCATCCATGTCTGGATCAATAATAGTATCAAAGTTTGGGAATAAAGAACCTTGAGTAGGTGTTTCTGTTTCTACAGTTAAATTCTCAATCTTTACTAATTCTGAAACAGGAACAAGATATCTGTAGTGTCCATTAGCAGCTGGCTCAGTCTTTTCATACTCTTCTTCATAATGAGGATTAAATCTCCATTTGTAAAGAATTCTCTTTGGATCTTCAGGCTCTAAGTCAATACTAGTAAACTCAGTATAAATATCCCTACCTTTCTTGACTTCACTTTGAAAGAAGCCAATGTGTGTTTCACTCATACCTTTTGGTATATATGCACACTTAGGAATAAATAATGGGTTTTCCTCTTGAATCAGTTTGAATTTCCAATCATGATGCTGCATTAACTCTTCAGTCTTTTCTTGTCTGTTGACTGTTGGTTTTGTTGATAAACTCATAATTTATTGTTTTGTTGATAATCTTTTCTCCTGCTGTGGAGGAGTAATCATTTCTATTAGCCTCATCTTTTCAAACTCAGCTTTGAAGAAACTTAGTCTTGTATCACCATTCCTACATTTTAGGAAGTGTAGTACAATAACTCTGTCATCTTCAATCACGTATCTGTCTGGCCCATAGAATCTAATCTTCTGCTTAGCAGGTCTGTTGATACCTATGACAGTATCTGCATGCTGTAACAGAGCATCAGCTCCAAATAAATCAGACTCAAGTACATAGTTACCATATTTACCCTCTTCACTTCTATCAGGATTATCTATATTTCTATTGAGCTGACTCAGCACAATAAAAGATATAGGAAACTGCCTTTTGAGTAATGTTAATGCTTCACCAAGATTGTTAAGCATATCATGCTTATCCTTCTCAAATGGTGCTTTCTTAAACAATAAAGAGTGATCAATAGTAATCAGTACTTTTGGTAAAATCATGTTGTTTTCAGAATCATAAGTTGCATGTTCCATCATATACTCCCCTATAATTTGCTTGAACTCTTCTATGGTACAAGGCTTCTCTACTACGTCAATGGGATACTTCACTTTGGCTTTTGCGTAATCATAACATTTTAATAAATCAGATTCAGAAAGTTTTCCATCAGCACTACACAAGTACTTATATGACTTTCCAATTACACTGGAATACTCACGTATTGCAGATGTTCTAGCTAGCATTTCAAACTGGAATTGCAGAACCCTAAAATTCTCACTTGGATTGAGTGGGAAAGACTCCCTTACTATCTGTTCTGCAATAAGTGTTTTACCACTAGCCGGTCTGCCACCAATAACAGTAAGAGTATTCCACTCTATACCATCTGTAGTAGCATCATTAAACTTTGCCCAAGGTGTCTTAAGACTTTTTATCTGTCCACTCATCCTACCCTGAAGGTATTCTAGTGATTGTTTAAAGCCGTCTCTTTGACTACTCCATTTCTTTGGAGCTTCCTTCTTATTATTATCCATAAAAATTGATTTGCTTAATCAGCAGATTTTGCAGTATTATACATCAAGTGTAAAATACTTATTATAGCTTCAATAGCTATATATTGCAGAACTGTAAGAGGTATTACAAACAGTGTAATCACTAAATAACCTATCACACTTCCAAGAATTGCTATTCCCAATAATTTCAATTTTTTCTTATCAATCATACTACCTTTTCTTTAAAATAACCATCATCATTATAATCAGTATCTCCATTCATATATACCTCACAGTATGTTGCTAATTCAGATTCATATGTTTTACCAATGTTATTTGCTTTTCTGATAAAGTATTGAGAAGTTCTCATATATCTGTATCCTTGCCGCTCATATTCATCAACATACATCCTGGTTGCATTTAGAATAGTTTCCCATTCATAAGTATAGTTTTCAAAAAACCATTTGAAGCCAGCTTCTAGTGTTTTCTTGTCTACTCTAGCATATTTACCACTTGGTAACTTAAATTTAGGAAAAATTTC